GAGATTCTTTTTCCGGACGCTTGCTTTCCCTTCGGGGGATATCCGGCGCCGATTGATCAGGGCTATATTGCTCATGTGGACAAGCGTATATTTGTCCGGTGGCGTGCCATAACATGCGTCCGCCAGCCGGGTTCCAAAATTTTGCTCCCCTATCGGCCGGGGCCATGGGGTCGTAGCGCCCCACCGGTGCCAGATACCGTCGATTGGGCATCCATAGTTGTGGGTAACCGGGTCATCGTTCAGGTACCATGACACCAGCATGGTTACCGAATCCTGTTTTTCGCCCAGGAACAAGCTCCGCTTTTGGGGCTTCGCGCTCATCTCAACGCCCTCAGCGCCCGCCGCATCAGACCGGGCTCATGGGATTGCCTGGCCACCAGGGCGTCCACCGGGGCCTCGTCATCGTCTCCCATCAATTCGGACCGCCGGCGCGGGTCGGGGTCGGCGCCGCCCCAGGCCGGCGGCGCTCCGGCGATTTCGTTCACCGCGTAATGGAGCAACATGCCGGCAATGGCCGAGTCGCCATGACGGACGCCGCGGCCCTTCCGGCCCCGCTGCTCCTGCTGGTCCGATATTTTGGGCACCCCCCGGATTTTCTGGACGGCGCGGTGATCGTCGATAATGTCAGCGGATTTCGGGAGATCAATGGCCCGGTCGGCCACGCAGGCTTTGTAGGGCGGGAACCATTGCAAATAAAATTTGTCCGACAGCATGACCCGGTGGACCCGCTCCGATCCGTAGCGTTGCATGGCATACTCGGCCAGGGCCTGGCCGTTGCCTCGGGCATCGAGCGCGGCGCCGGAGAATTTGGGCAGCCGGTCCAGGATGTAGAACAAAATCTGCTCCTGCTGGCGGAAGGGGATGTTGTCCAGCTCGACGGCAAACGGGACCCGGATATTCCCGTCGGGTTTTTCATGCCCTGGCCAGAGGATCGTCAGGTTCCGGTTCCGGGCGAAGTCCTCGCCGAGCCAATGGCGGCGGTCCCGTGGAAGCGCATCGAGGAGCGGGCCGAGAGTGTCCTCGCACCATGCCTCGCACTCCCCATGCCGTTCCGCATCCCGCCGCTCTTCCCATTCCGTCGGCCGGTGCCAGGTAATGACCGGGATGTCCGCCTGCTGGCAGGCCACGATCATCGGGCGCGTAAAGACCACGCCCCCGCCCTGGCTGGGGATGCAAAACAGCTCCTCGTCGGCGTCTTCGCCATAGCTGTCGATGACCCATTGCCGCCATTCCGCTTCCGCCGTTCGGTTCCATTCCCGTCCCAGCCGGAGAAAAATCCGCTTGGCCAGGCCGTCGGCGATGGCATCGTCGAGCGTGATCCTGTGGAGCGAGTAGTTGACCCGGCCTTCCCGGATGTCTTCGACCAATAGGTTGAACGGGTTGTTTTCGCCATTGTGAGTGGAGAAAATCCGGACCCGACCGCCCCACATGAGGAACGCCAGGGCCGCTTTCATGAGCTCCCGCTGGTCGTCGCAAAAGGAAAACTCGTCGAGGATCACCTGGTCACCGGGCGCGCCTTTGGACCTGAGCTGCCGGGGGGAGCTGCTCAGCGCCTGGATGACCATCATCGATAAATTGCCTCGTCATGTCCTTGGCGTAGGACATGTAGTAAACGTTCCCGGTGCCCTTCCGGCTGGCGTAGAGCGTGGCTCGGGATGCCTCGCACCAGGATATTCCGATCCGGCGGGACTTCTCGCATACGGCGACGTGGGAGTCGTCGGCGCACCACTTCTTTTGGTAGCCGAGGAGAATCCCTGGAGTGCGTTGGGCTCGATGTTCTTTCAAGAGGCAATCCCCAAAATCTTGGAGGCGATCTGATCGGCCACCTCGTCGGACAGTCCGGCGGACGTGACCGTTTGACGGGCATCTTTGGCTGCGGCTTCGGCCTTCTTGCGCACGTCGGCCGCGTGTTTCTTCTGCCCTACGCTGGCCCGGCTGACATCCGATATGGCCCTCGCCGCGTGAGTCAGGAGCTTGATCCTATCTTCCGGATCGGCCTGCTCCGCTTCCTGGAGGGCCAGCATGGCTTCGAAAAGGTCCGACTGGACGAGGGCCAGGACCGCTTCGGACCGGGCGTCTTCCGCGTCCGGAGCGGCGTCGGCGATCAGAATGGCCGCTTCCGTGCTGGCCTTGATGGCCTCAAGGCGGCGCTCCAATTTCTGGCCCCGCCGATGTAGCGTGGATTTCCCGATCGTATATCCGCGCTCCAGGAGCAGCCTCTCCAGGCCGACGTAATCGCTGAATCCACGCTCGACGATTTGACGGTCAAGCCAGTCCCGGTCTTCTCTCGGCAGTCGGTCTATAGCGGATCGTTTCGGCATGTCCTAGCCCCAGTATTTCGGCGGCCGTGAGATGCCCGGCAGGTCGTCGGATGTGAAATCCACATAGTCAACGCCATCGGATGTCAGCGTTGCCTGCCACACTTCGTCCCCCCGACGCCGACGCAAATTGACAAGCTTTTTGCCTTCGAGGTATTTCAGCTCGCGCCGGATGCCCTCGAGGGTCAATGGCATATCGATGTCCGCCAGGGCCCGCCATATCAGCGTATCCGCGACGCATCGAGGCCTGCCCGCGTCCAGGACTCGCAGAATCCGCCAGCGGCATTCTTCCCTGTCGGCCCTTTCAAGCCCTGTTTCAATCATTATGTCTCTCCATCATGCGCCGGTAGAGCGCATCCAGTTTGGCGTCGATTTGACTTGAAAATCGAACCCAATCGTCCCGGTGGACGTATCGCCGCTGGTCCTCGATTCTCGTTTTGGCGGCGTCCAGCTCCGCCTGCATGACCTGGGCCCGGAGACGCTCAAGGTCCACCTGAGTCGCCATGATGCCGCCGTCCGCCAACAGCTTCTTATCGTTTTCCTCGCAGACGGCGATCCTGTTATGAATCTGGCGGAACTGCCACAGGAGAATTCCATGTCCGATTGTCAGGACCGCCGCCAGGATGGCGGCGCCCCCCTGGATCCATGGCCCGAGCCCGCCGCTCACCACTGGCGATGCCGCGATCAGGCCGAGGGCCGCCCACCTGGAATCAATCATCGAGGACCTCCATGACCACCCGGGCGGTCCCCGCTTCTATGATGTCGATGGTTTCGGCCGCGCCCCTGGACAAATCCAGCTCCCGGCCCCGGGTGTACGGGCCGCGACCATTGATCCGGACCACAACGGTTTTGCCGTTCTCCGGATTCGTTACCCGGACCCGCGTTCCGAACGGGAGCGTCTTGTGGGCGGCGGTCATGGCCCGCATGTCAAACGGCTCGCCGCTTGCGGTCTGTTTGCCGTGATGGAACGCTCCGTAATAGCTGGCCACCACATCCCGGCCCGTGGGTTCGGCCGGTTCCTGGCCGGCCGAACCGCTCCAGATGAAACCGGCGATCCAGAACAACGGAACGATTGCGGCCAGGGCCATGGCCATCGGGATCAGGGCGTCATTTATTCGTTTCAACGGCCGGCCTTGCGGATGGCGTCCCGTCCGAAAATTCCGAGGAGCGCAATGAGCACCGCCTGAGCGGCACTCGCCCCATCAACGGAACCGGTCGCATACGCACCCGCGGCGCCGACGATACCGGCCACGGCGGTCCATACGGTTTTGGATTTGAGAAGTTCTTTCATGGGTCCCCCATTTTTTGGGCAAAAAAAACAGCCCGCCTGTGTGATCAGACGGGCCGTAATGGATTCAGGATCCTGGGGGGCCTCAACTGGGGATCATGTCCCCATGTGTCCGAGTTGTTGGGATATTAACATCAGGTGGGGTGTGAAGCAAGTTTTTTTTGCCTATCGTTTATCCGAATAGAACGCTTCCCCATCGGGGGAGATCAACGCCCAAACCCGGCAGCTTCGGCACCTGATTAAAGCGTCGCCCGCCACCTCGCCGAGGACCGCTCCGCAGTTGGGGCACCTAACCCTGACCAGATGCAGCGGTACGTTCGGGCGCTCAATTGTGAATCGGATTCGCATTATGTTCTCCTCGTAAATGAGCGGGCGCGGGACCGCAGCGCCCGCATAATATCAGCCGATGTTTTCGTTCATCGCCTTTTTCAGCGATTTGCCCCCCCTGAATGTGGCGCATCGCCGGGCCGCGATCCGGATGGGCTCCCCCGTCCTCGGGTCGCGGCCGTCTCGGGCCTTCCGGCCCCCGACGCTGAACGTCCCGATGGGCGTTCGAATGTCCTGGCCGCTTGCCAGGCCGACCTTGATCTCCTCGAATCCCTGCCTGAGAATCCGATCCGCCTGATCCCGCTTGACGTTTTGCTGATCGGCAACCATCGATACCAACTCTTTGAAATTCATCATTCCCTCCTCTGTTTGTTAATTATTACGCCGTGGCCAAATCTATGTTGACGATTTGCCACTTGTCCGATGCCTTCTCGCGGGTATGAAAACGGAGATACTCCTGCTTTCCGACGATCTGAATGGACTCGCCGATGGCCTTCATGGCGCGGAGCCATTTTTCGTCGTCAATCTGGAGGGACCGGAGACCCAGCACCCGCCACCGGTCCACCCGGCCGGCGGTGTCCACTTTGAAAGCGTCCTGGATCAGGGCCTTGATCTCGGAGCGGGCCCCCTCCGTCCATTCAGAGATGCACTCGTCCACGAGCTGTTTGGCGACCTGGAGCCGCTCGTCGAACACGATCTGATCGTGGATATTGATGGAGACCTTCTTCGTTCCGTCGTAGGATGTCAGACAAATATTGCCCTTCGTCCCGCCGTACTCCACGCCGTACTCGGACGCCGACAGACTGACGAATGTCGCCACATCGTCCATCATCTCCTCGCGGAATTTCCGGAGCTCATCCCGCATCGCCTCCGCCCGCTCGATCATCCCCCGGACCGTTTGGTCCCGGAGCTGATCGATTTCCGATACCAGATCAATCGGGACCAGCCGGCCGCGACTGTCTTCCATGTAGCCTTTGCCGTTTTGACTCATCATCCTGTCCTCGCTTTCCTCCGCTGTCTGGCCACGTGGACCATCAGCTCCCCGTTTGGCGGAGCAGGGATTGCAATTTCCACCAGAGTTTACTCTTGTTTCCCGGGACGGTTACGGTCCGCTGGCCGACCTTCACTTTGCTCTCGAACCCAAGTCCATAAAAGGCATCCATGACCGCATCGAACGTCTCATCATCCAATTCTACGCACGATGAGACCCCGAACCCCGCCAGGAAATCCCGGTACTCCGGATCGGTCATCCCGATCTGTTGTTTGGCAATGTGGATTAATTGCTTCTTCGCATAGCTGATCATGCTTGCCCCCTTATGATGCAAACATCGCTGCGATATCGATGTTCACCTTTTCAATTTTCTCCCCGTTCCGCTTCATCTCTCGGAGCTTGTCCGGAGCTCCCGCCGAACCTTCGGGAGACCCGCCAGGACCATTGGAAATTCGGCGTCCATGACCCGCTTGATCCACGGCCACAGCCGGCTGTCCATTTCGTTCACCTCGTCCATGACGATGACGGCGCCGTTTGACGCCGCGCAGATCATCCGGAGGTGATCCATTTTGTAATGATTGGACTTTTTAACGTCGTACTCCAATTGCTGGAGGATCGATGCCAGCATGTCCGTCAGCGGATTCAAAGACTCCAGGCGAATCACCCGCCTGGTTTTCGGTCTGATCTTATCCAGGAGAAAACTCTTTCCGGACCCATATCGCCCGGTGAGGAGCACGGACTTCCCGATCCGTATCCGGTTGTATATCGCGTTGATGTAGCGCGCTCTCATTTCATCTCGGATGAACTTCTTTCCCACTATTCTCCTCCTTTCCCAGCCGCCACCCGTAGCCATTCGATGGCATCGCCGGCGGTGGACCCGGTTTTTCCGTCAGGTCCTGGACGAATGTCTTGTATTCGGCCGGCGGGCCGCCGTTGACGACGATATCTACCTCGATTGCCGGCCCGGCCCATGCCGCTGACCATGCGATGGCGGATGCGGCCGCCACTGTTGTGACAATTCCCTTCATTCTACTCCTTAACTCCGATTGTAAATTCTTTTGGTTGGCGTCGATTCCAAAAAAATAACCGTGAACCAAAGGAACCTCGCCTGATAGACCCGGCAAAAAAACCTTCCGTGGAAACCGCTCGCGCAACAGAACATACGAGCCCATAGCCCGCCCCATCTGACCCACGGCCACCGGATCAGGCCGAACCCGATCCGCCAGATCCGGAACGCGATTATTGCCGTTGCGCCATTTACGATGATGTCCATTAGCGTGCCCCTTTCAGCATTAATAGCTCCCCTTGTTTTCACACATCCATTCCGCCAGGTTGATATACGCAGTTGCAAACGCATAATTTTTATCCGGATTTTGGACAAGCACGATCAAATCGGAATTCTGCATCCTTTTGCCCGTTTTATCGTGAATGGCTATCGTCCAATCAGTGTAGGAATTATAGCCAATATCCAAGCACAGATGCGGTGCAATACTCAAACAATGGTCAAAAAATTTCAAAAAATCATGCATGTAAGTTCCTTTCGCGTCATGGTGTGCAAGCCGAACCCGGCCGGGTGCCCGCCCGCTGAATCGAGTTGAATCACGCCACCTTCCTGGACTCCCAACAAACCGCCCCGACATCCCCACCACCGGCCGACGCGGCCCCCTCATCCACCAGAAACCGCCGGTATTCGTGCTCGTAGTAGTAGACCTCTCCGGGCAACAGGGGGTCGAGGAAATTGAACATGAGGACGGGCTGGCTGCTTTCGTCGAGCGTTGCCATCCGGTATTGCCCCACCGCCTCGATCATCCCGCCGCCCTCAGCGGACCGGACGATGTACAGGGTTTTGAGTAGCGACCAGTCAGGCTCTTCCCACCCGCCCTCTCGGATGTGCCGGACGCATTCCCGGAGCTTCGGGAATGCCGCTACCTGTTCGTGAACGCCTCGGTTGTAATCTACGACATCGATGTAGTACCTGTTCCGCTTCATGTTTACCTCCTCCTTAATTGGCCGCCGCGTAGGGCTTCACCGTCGCCCCGGCCTTACGGCTGAGCCAGTCTGAAATAAATAGATTGAAGGCGATAAAGCCGCCTTTTTCGCCAAACCTGGGGTTGTTATAGCGGTGCTCATTTTCCTTCACCATCCGCATGGCCTCCGACAAATTCAACCCCTCGTTGTACATCCCCAGGAGCCGTTCCTCATTGACCACCATCCCGGCGGTCTCGAGGAAGGAACGGACCAGCTCGTACTCGTTCTCCTTGATCCTCGCCTTCTGGCGTTTCTCCACGAATTTCGGCTTATCGTACTTGCCGACCGGCATCGCCTCACCAATGGCCACGCCGTCGGGTTTGGGTTCGAACAGGACCAGCTTCCCGTTGACCTCGGACACCTTAACGGGCGTCGAGCTCGTCCGCGAAAAATCGCCATCGACCACCTTCCATTCCTGTTTCTGGAAGGTGATCCGGCCTGACTTCTGGACGGTGGCCTTCTTTTTTTCATAGCCGTACCGGATAAAACTTTCGACATCCTCATCGGTCAGCGTGAACGTATCGACGCTGTCCAGGTACTCCGCCATCCGCTCCGCCGGCCGCCACTCCCGGCGCTCACCGGCCACGGAGAATTTCCCCGGCCGGTGGTTGTGCTCGGTCCGGTACTCCTCCAGAATCCCCGTTTCGCGGAACTCCTCGATCGTCATATCCATGCGGCTGATGGTGTTTTTTTCGATGCGCCCATTGGTGGCGAACCGTTTGCCCATGCGCCGCTCGACGATCCGGTCCGGGAACCGGGCCAGAATCCACGCCTCGAACAGATGGAGCCTGCGGTGACTGGTTTCAAGATGGACTTTTGCCTTGGGGTTGTAGGCTCGGGGGAAGTCGCTATCCATGAAGAAGCCTTCCGGTGTCGAGCATTTCAGATTCAGCTCATGGACCACCCGTTTCAAATTCTGAAAGCCCATGGCCTTGTCCGGCCGGAGTCTGATGGTCTTTTTCGGGATGGGGAGCGCCTTCAAGAACTGCGAAAATACGTCCACGCTGTTTTCGGCGGATTCAGAGAAGTAGATGTCCATGGCGATCATGAACCGGCTGCCGGTATCGTAGAGCTCAATGATGACGGGTTTCCGCCACCGCCCGAGCTCGTCTTTCAACTCGATGTAGTCGAACTCGCAGCCGTCCATCTGGACGAGATCCCAGACCGCCTCGGGATTGAAATAGTAGATCTCGCCCCCGCCGTTTTCATCCTCCGGATAGTCCGGCATTTCGAAAAATCGGGTCAGGTTGTACTTCTTTTTGGCCCGGTAGAGGGCGGGCATGGAGACCCGCTCCGCCCCGAACTCGGCGCAAAGCATCCGGTGGAAGACGGTCACCTTCCGAAGGTTCCGGGTGATGAACCGCGGGTCATCGCGCGGGCTTTCCGCCGCCGCCTGGACGAGCTGGCAGAACCTGGCCTCAACCTCGTCATCCAATCCGCCAGGTCTTCCGGCGGCCTTTCGGCCGTCCCGGTGGAGCAGGCCGCCGGGGATTTCACCGGACTCCTCGAACAGGCGCCGATAATACCGCTCCAAAGCGGCCCGGTTGGCCCCCGTTTTGTGCATTATTTTTTTGTGGAGCAAGCCCTCGAACTTGTCATCTATCGTTTTGTCCGGCGATTTGGCCACCGCGCACAAGCACGGATCAGCGGCGGCCAGCGCAACGGGTTGAGGCGCATCCGGCGACGCCTCTTGCGCCGGCGTCTCGCCGGTCTCGAAAATCCGGTATGCGGAGTTGCCGCCGACGGCCGGTGTTGTCTCCACATGCCATCCCATCTCATCGATTTTCTCCGGGTCCGTCAGCCACCTCCGGATCGTCCGTCCGCTCGACCCGACCCGGCGGGCCATCTCCGACACCGTGAAAGGGCCTTTCATTTGCCACCTCTTGAAAGCCGGTAGTCGGTCCCCTTGAACTGGACGGCCGCGTAAAGCTGCCCCACGACACGGGAGATGATGGCCTGCGTCGCGTCGGGATCGGCCGACATCCACCGCTCAGCGAGCTGCTTGATGGGGCGGTTCGCGGTGAAAATTGTCGGAGCCTGGGCCGTATATCGATAATCGATCAGCTCAAACAACTGGCCCAGGCTCCACCTGGTGGCGTCCTTCTTGTCGAGATCGTCCACGACGAGAATCCGGCACGACCTGGCCATCCTCCAATCCCCCCGGACCGATCCGTCGGTCCAGGATTGCTGGATTTTGGAGCAGTATTCCGCCCACCGGATAAGGCCCGGGCCCCAGTCCCGGTCGTAAGCGATCTGACGGGCGCCGGCCACAGCCAGATGGGTTTTCCCGAGCCCGTAGGAACCCCACAAATAGAGCCAGTTTTTCGAGTCCAGGCGGACGTTTCTGATATAGTCCATGATCCGCCGCTCGACGCCGATATCACGCCAGCGGTCGAGGGTCATTTGCTTATACAGCCCGGTCTCAAGCCCCGCGTTTCGCAGGGCGATTGTGATCCTGTCGTCCGTCAGGCTCTGAACCCGTTGATCGTACTGGTCCCGGACGCACTGGCAGGCCAGCCGTATCCGGCGCCCTCCGTACTCCAGCCACTCCACGGGGCGCCCGCAATCGGCGCAATTTTCAGATGTTGAGGGCCGCGAGCTGTTCGGTGAACTCGTCTGGTGCATGGCGTCTCCCCCTTTTTTCGTTTTTTAAAATCGCCCGGATATAGGCGATATTGGCCTGCTTCGGCTCTTTGCATTTGTCGCAGGCGATGGAGACCCGTTCGGCGCCGTAGTCGCCCACCAAACCGGTCAGCTCGCCCAATATCCTGGCGATCTTTTCGGGTGACCGGCGCCCGGACTTTGTCTGGCGGGAGTTGAGCTCCAGCCAGCGCCGCCAGTTGACGCCGTTTAGCCGCTCCTCGAACTCCGCCTCGACATCCTCGCGAGTCAGGTTCGGCCGGGGCACCGGCGGCCCCTTTTCGGCCGCCGCCAACTTGCTTCGGACGGCGGCCACCGGGACGAGTATCCGGAGCTCGCCGGTATCCGCATCGGTTTCCATCCGGACCTCGTGGTCCTTAAATACGATGTTCATCAGTCGCCTCTCTTGGCGTACCTCATGATCCGCTTCACCCACGCCAGCGCCGCTTCCTGAGTGGTAGTTTTCCAGCCGTTCTTCTTCTCCGTTTCTATGACCCGGATCAGAGCCCGGCAGGCCCGATCGAAGTCCTCGCTGTAAATCGCCTCCGGCGGCTCACCGGATTGCCCCGTATCCTGGGGCGGAGTCGGAGACGGCCCGACGGTCATCTCCCGGACGACGGCCTCGACATCCCTGGACGTTGGCCGCTGATCGGGATGGGTTGCAATGGCGGACCGCCACGCGGCCACCTGCAAGACCGGATCTTCAAGCCGGAGCAACGGGCGAATCTGCCGTTCCGATTTGGGCACCGGCAAAGTGTCGCCCATGGGCGACAGTATATCCATGACCCTGGCCGCCGCGATTTTCCGGTAAGCGTACTTGTGCCCGATATCGAGCCGGTCGCGGCAGAACTCCTCGAAAGATGGATAGTCATCGCGGTAAAGCCGCCGCTCCTGGATCTCTTTCAGCGCCATGCCGACTCGATAAAACGCAGCCAGGTCCTGTTCCAGAATCTGTTCCAGCTCATCCATCCTGGCCCGCTCGGATTCGTCGAGCGGATCCCACAGTTGGGCATCGGCATCGGCCATGTGATCCTCACTCTCGCTCATTTCGACCTCCTCGTCCGCTTCTTCCAGATCGGCATAGGGCGGGACCGTGGGGAAGTCATCGCCATCCCCGAACGCATTGTTCCACATTATTTATTTGCCTTTCGTCGGTTTCTGGTTTATTATTCATTCGCCCCTTGCGGAGATCACCATCTTCGCTCATTGCCCAAGGGCGGTTCATGGTCATTCTCCTCGTCGATGTTGACCATGCCGCCCTTTTTTTCGTTTCCATCCGCGCCTCCTATAATGTCTGAAATACGTTCATCGTTCCGATATGGGCGCTCCGGAATGCCTGCCCGGTGGTCGGCTGGGCCTCGCACCGCCATCCGCAACCCGAATCACCGCGCTCGATCATCGGAGCGATCACCATCATGACCGCCACGCATAGATGCGTTTTGGTCTGCTGGAGCCTGGACAGCTCCGCCCACGGCCGGATAAGCGGATGCCGCCTCTTTTCGGTGCACCGTTGCGGGCCGTATGTCCATCCGTTCAGCACCATCCAGCCGACCCACTGATCATGGAATGCCCGGGGGCTGGACATCGGGCTGTCGAGATACCACTCGATGGATGCCCGATGGATCTCCCGCTGTGCCTCATCAGCCTCCGGCCATGTGGCGATCTCCTCATCACCGATGGCCAGTCGCCATCCGCGCAAAGTCTCGTTGATTACAATAGCCGCCTGCTCAATTGTGATTCCGTCGTCCTCCACGGGTCCTCCTATGTTTACGCCGTTTCCTCTTCAATGATCCGTAATGCCTCGGCCTGGACCGGCGCGTACCACCGTTCCCCGTTGACCGCACTCCGGACCAGGTACCTGGAAGTCCGGTAGTCCCGCGCGATGGCCGACCAGGTATCCCCTGCCATCCGACGGACAATCATAACGGCGAGGTCCTCCGGCGCGATCCTGGTCGGGGGGCGTCCTTCCGCTTTCATGCCGGCTCCCTGGCAAACGCCGCACAATCCCGTTTGGGAATACCGGCTGACAATCCTGTCACACCCGGGCGTCCGGCACGGCAGAGGCTCGAACACAGCCATGGCATTCGACAAATCCCGAGTCGGCGGGATGCTCGGCCACCTGGCCTGATATTCGCCGTCCACGTATTCCAGCGGCAAATTACACTGGGCGCAGGCGCCCCTCGTCTTATCCATGCCCGCTCGCGGACAGCCGTGGCACGGGCTTTTTTCCAATCCGTCGATTGGCATAATCACCTCGGTGATCGGAACACCCGCTCCGGAATGTGGGCGTCCGACATGGTGTCGAGCAGCTTCTTGATGATGTCCTCATGATGGATCAGCCTCGATTGATACCCGGCGTACCGCATCCGGATTTTGTAGGCCTCCCGGAGCCACCTGGACATGTCCATCCCCTCGGCCCGCGCCTGCTCGCGGAGAGCGGTGCGCTGGCTTTCGGTACACTTCATCGTCACGGCCTGGACGTAATCCTCAAAGTCCACGTCCGTCTGGTTGACCGTGCCCACTTCGCAACCGTTGAACTGCTGCCCGATTTTATGATCGGTCATTTTTCCCTCCATCCCGAATGCTCAATCCGTTGATGACGGGCTTCCGCTCCCCGTTCACCTTGGCCCGGCCCGGCCGCAAATCGGGGAACGCCGCGTACAGCGCCTTCATGGCGACGCCCATGGGGGACGGCAGACACCCGATCGCCCGACAACAATCCTGATAAGCGGCGTAGAAGCGCTCCTTGAGGCACCGGTGCCCAGGGCCGACTTTGCCCAGGGTCTGGACCACGGCGACCTCCGGGGACTGGACCCGGCGGACCCCATGGCCGCCAGGCATCCCCGCCGCCGCCAGCTCGTCCACCCGGCCCTTGATGTCCTCGATCATGGCGGCCATCTCGGCCATCCGGACCCGGTCCACCCCACCGTCCTGAACGTGCTCCAGCATCTGGTTGAACATGGCGAGAAACCGCTCCTTCCAGAGCATCGCCTTCGGGCCGGTAAAGCCCATGACCAGGATGGAGAAGCCGTCCCGGGTCATTCTAAATGACGGGTATTCCTTACCCTGGGAATCCCTGTACGGGGTCTCCTCAAAATTGAGGAGACGAAAGCTATCCGAACAACCCAGGTTCCGAATGTCTCTGACCACGTTGTCATGCCGCTTCCCGAACGCCTGCGCGACATTTACGGATGTCGTCATCGGCTGGCCGTCATGAAACTCGACCAGCCCCCTTGCCGTTAGCTCATTGCCCTGCGCTGAGATTCTTTGCCATCAGAAGAGATCTGACGATATGTGGTTCGATATCACTGAGCGGATTCATATTTGATTTCTTGGCTAAATTCATATAATCTCTCTTTGCGGTAGGCGTTCACTTAATCGCCATTTGTTGATTATATAATCTACATCTGGCGGGCTTGTCAATAGGAAAAAAACAAATGGCCGATTTTCATGATAGGCTATCAAAGCTCGTTGATAAATATTCAGATGGCAAAAGCGCTGTCTTCGCGAGATATATAGGTGTGAATCCAGCTACTTTTCACAACTATTGCTCAAAAGGAAGGTTGCCAAATTTTGAAACGCTAAATGCGATACGATCTACATTCGGCATCAACCTAAATTGGCTTGTAAACGGGGACGGCCCCATGGTAGATAGTGGCGAGATGTCCGGGACGGATGCCCCGGAATCGACCGAAATCGACGTGGCGGCGCTGACCCGCTGCATCCGGTTTGTTGAGGACC